TGAAACGGCCGAGGGAGGAGACCCACGCGGATTCGTACGGCTTCCACGTTTCCCCCTCCAGCACCGCCACCTCGTTTGCCTCCCCCCACCGAAACTCGTAACCGCCCGTCTGCTTACATCGCCCACGGCAACACGCACTGATATTCCCTGGATGCAACCCCAATTCCCGAGCCGCCTCCGCACTCGAAGCGTACGACACCCATTCCTCCGCCCCGAGCTCACGTCCCTCCACCGGCTTCGACCGCCTCGGGGCGCTCGACTCGCGGTCCTCGTTCGTGGCGTACGAGTGCTGGATCTGCTCGCTCTTGCTCGCCCAACGCAGGTTCTCCAGGCTGTTGTTGGACGGGTTGTTGTCGATGTGGTCCACGGTGTCCTGGTCGTCCCGCTTGGGGAGGCCGAAGGCGATCGCCATCAGCCGGTGGATGTAGTGGTTTTTGCGGTTGCAAAAGACGCGAACGTAACCGCTTTTTTGGGGTTTGGGGGTGGAGACCACGCCTCTGGAGGATTTGAAACGGCCGAGGGAGGAGACTTGCGGTTTGGTGGTAGTTTTGGTAGTTTTGGTGGCTTTGACCATTTTTTGTGGTTGAATTTTCTTCTTTTAAGTCACAAATAATTATGTTTCCGAATACTTACTTCCAGCATTTCTCAACCCTATACCACTCCATTGCTTTTAAGTCCTTCAAGACACAGGGGACAAAACGACACTTCTCACGATTGCAAATTCCCTTGCGCGTAAAACGATTACAGCCCAGGTCCGGACGGATTCTAGGTCTGTGTAGGTTTACACAACCCGCTTCCACATACAACATAGAATCCCACAGAGACAGATCTCCATCTCTCAACTGAGACATTGGCTGTGTTTCACAACATACGCATATGCTGTCTTTAAGTGAACATTGCTGATGCATCATCCAAGAGGATCTTCTCCAGACTATCAACCAGTTTTTTTTTATCAACCAGTTGTTTCGAGTAGCTTCATGGTCGCACAATATTGGCGCGAACGAGGTGGTGGATAATTGTATACCTCCGGACCGACTGAGACAAAACAGACAGCTTCTCAAGAAAGGATCCCAGCAAGGCGTCATCATGAGGAACGCACTGGGAATCCGAGAGGTCAAGAAGGACGAGGAAGGAAAGACTGGAAAGACTGGTGCACCTGCAAGATAGCATCAAATCCACGTTTGTTCCTATTCGTTACTGAAAGCTCCTCTGCTACATGGCTCTTTCTGCCCTCAACCGGTCCATGGCGGATTCCAGATCGGTAGCAGCCTTTCCAGAATCGGCTGTGTGCTTCTCCATTGAAGCTGTAGGTGTCTCGTTGATGTCGACAAAGTGACTGGACATACTGACTTCTGACCGGTCTTCTCCTATGTAAGTGAAAGCAGAAGATACACCAAACGACTCCACACCCGTTACCATGTTTTTTAGCTCATTCTGTAGCCACGCAAACGCTTCTCGTCCACTTAGCGCTCTGTTATTATTGACGACAATAGTCGGTACGACATTGACTTTTGACACGTCAAAGGGAGTTTTCTCAATATCTACCACACTGAACTGGTCAAGCATCATGTTTTTGTTTAGAGTATTCAAGAATAGCTGACAGTATTTGCAAGTACTGGATGAAAACAATGTGTTCTGTGGTGATGACTTGTTGTCCATTATTATATACCAAATTTTAATTCTCTTAAATGTAAAACGCGTATTTTTTAAACAAAAAAATTATGTGTGCACCTCAATAAATGAGATATTCTCTAAGCACTCATACAGATGGATCTTATCTTCCTCTAGATATTAGTACATCAACACTGGTACATAGAGAGGATGCAAACACAGGAACTAGATTCATAAGAGTAATCGGATTCAACAGGGGGAAAAAGGCTCGAAATATTTCTTTCATTTTCAATGATGTAGAAGCTCTCTATGCGACTGTTCAACCCACTGGTAATTCTCAGATACTTGTGCCTGATATTCCACTATACAACAATGGAACTGGAATAGATATATATACATCTTTGAGGCAATCAGCACTTGCATGGACTTTACCTCAAAACATTGAAAACAATATTGTTTTGAATAATGGTGAAGTTATAGGTCTAGATTTATCTAATTTTGCGGCAGACGCAAGTGCACAACCTCTACTTGTACATGTCACAGACTCAAGAAGATCAAATACTGATGTAGACCCATCAAAAGGCTCAGACGCAATAATTGAAATATACCAAACAAATGGATCGATTGCTGTGGAAATAATTGAACCTGGATATAATTTTGAGAGTGAAAGTTTGCGCGTTAGTTTCAAATCCGCGGTATATATTTATGGTGATATATTTGTAGATTAAAATGTTTTTACATGGTAATATAAATGTTCAACTTTCTTACAGGAGGAAAAAAGGAAGAACAACCCTCAAACCAACCGGCCGCGACCAATGCCAATCCACCGAATAACAAACCACTTGTATACAACCAAGCTACTGCTCCCACCACTCCCAACGCCAATGATATTATGAAGAAGGCTGATGCTGTTATTTCAGAAATACAAAAGAATAAACCATTGAACCTCAACAAACCATTGAACCTCAACAAACCATTGAACCTCAACAAACCATTGAACCTCAACAAGAATAAAAGCATACCATCAAACCTGAATCTCACTCAGTTCGAAAACAAACCTAACAACAATCCATTCAAGCGAAATCCATTCAAAAGCAACAACATCATGAACAACAAACCCAACAAAAACAAACCTAACAACAACTTGAACGCATCCAATTCCACTAACACTAGCAATTCCACTAACAATTCAAACAACAATAACAAATCGAAGATGCCTCGATCTATATCTACTTTTCAACCCCCCAACTCTAAGATGAATATTAACAAAAACATGCTACCATCACCATCACCATCACCACTCGGAATAGGGCCACTTTTGAACAATTCATCAAAAAATAACAGTCCTGTTAAAACACCAAACATAGGAACTATAACACTTCACATCAACAAATTCACGGTTGGAAACAAGGCACACATGAAGACCAGTGGGAAAACCATAAAACATTTGATCAAATTCGCGTCTGGAAAACACCCTCCAAAGTTCAATAAGGCATTTGCTCCCCACGGGCACCCCAAAATGAGTGATGAGCAAATGGCATTTATGCTCTTGAGTCTTCTTCGCGTACTAAATCCATCTGGATTTTCAGAACTCAGAAACTCTATCAGCGGAAACAGTCTGTCGAAACCAAAGGGAATCACTTTCAAAGACTCACCAGTGAGAGTGAACATTGACTTTACTCATTCACATGCTGGAGCAAAGAAAACCAAAAGCACCAGCAGAAACAACACCATAAACACCATAAACAACAGCAGAAACAACAGCAGAAACAACAGCAGAAACAACAGCAGAAACAACAGCAGAAACAACAGCAGAAACAACAGCATAAACAACAGTAGAAACAACAGTAGAAACAACGGAAACGGTGTTAGCATTAACAGCCGAAGCAGAGGGTCAAATAACTCTGTGAATATATATTCAGTTAGAAAGTCACCAAATTATGTTCACAATTCAAAATCAAATAATTTGTATTAGTTTCATAGCTCATAAGATCTTCGTAATACCAAATCATTGACCATATCACAATGAATGCAAATTCTTCTGTTGGATTAGGGCTATCTTCCAAAAAGTTGCGTATCCTTTCCTTATCTTCCTTAGAATATCCTTTATTACGTAAATTTATCAATAACGAATCATTCAGCTCATCAGCTGAAGTTGATTTACAGCACAGTTCGTTTTTTAGGAGCGTTACTAGTTTAGTAGTTTAATAAGGGAGTCTGATAATGGAAACAAGATTACCGATAATTAATTTTAGGGTTTCTTTTATAAGTGTCAAAGGGTCTACTGATGTTGTCACCATACAATCCTCGTATAAATTCATCACGGTCATCAGGCACACCACTCGTTGGAATAGAGTAGAAACTTCTTCTGGCTAACTTAGAATTGACATCTTCTCCTGCTGTAGCATAGATTGGACCAGTGATCGGCTGCGAATTCAGAGCTTCTTTTATATCGGATCTGACATTATCTGTTGGGCAAGCCGGAAGTTTGGGTTTTCCATTACCCCAATCTGCTGGTGTTGGGTTTGCAAGGGGGTTATGCACCGATGGCGACTGACAGTATATTTTAGCATCTGATGTCAAGTCTTCCGTTGTAATAGTTTCTTCTGTAAAAACTGGTCTTCTCATTACTATGAGAGCAACAACAAGAATAACAAATACTATAGGTTGCCACGTCATAAAATATATTATGATGGTCCAGTAAATTGCAAATCTTACCATTGCATTCAGATTGCGTATTTTATCAAACTGCTCTGAGTACATGAATTCAGCTGGTGATTCTATCAAAACAGTTGGATGTTCAGACCACAAGTTTGTCATCATATTAGTCATCTTATATAATAGTTACAAAATTATTTGTAGATTCGTTTGTTTGGTGTAGAAGAAATAAACATTTTACTTGGGACCCCACGACTTCTTCACTATAGTAGTGTATGGGGTAGGGCTTGTCAACTTAAGTGCTTTCTTCAAAGCCGGATCGACCTGACTCATAGGCACAGGGTCAGTGATTTTGCGTCCCTTCAAATTACCCACCGCATCTCTGAGCTTGCCAGCAAAATCAGTGTAAGTGGTTTGAGGCGTGGCTCCCAGAGCTTTCATTACTTCCTTTTTGGGCTTTCTCTTACCATCACTCAGCTTCATGTCAAGTCCAGTCATTGTATACTGATTAATTACATTTTTTTTCTTGCGTTAATTTATAATGTCACCAAATAGTCAAGAACCAAATAGTAAAAGCACCAGCTCTAGTACTACATCTAAGGAAGCATCCAAAGAAGACAAACTTCAAAAACGTGCCAGCGATGCTTATGCACAAAAACTTGCAATACTCGAAGGTTACAAACAAATACTTAAGGTAATAAAATTTGCGGAAAAGTATTACGAAAAGCCACTCCAAAATGGCATACAAAAGAAACCACGATTGGAACCAATTATGTTATTGGAACCAAATAAAGACTATCTCGGTTCGAAAAAAATATACAAAAATCTTCCAAATATCAACAATAACATGACTAATGAACAAATAAATGCAATCATCAAAAAACGAAAAACAAAGATGAAACAAGGTGTTCTAAGAGGCAAATTTAAAAATTTCAGAGAGAAAACTGCTGAGTTAGAAAGTCTGCAGAAACAAAAAGTTTCTATTACGAAACAAAGGGGAGACCTCAAAAATATAAGAAATTATTTATTGGCAAAGCACTCAAACCTTGATCATTTTAAGGATGCTGATTGGACAATACAACAGTTCTTAAAAAAAATTGTTAAATTGAAAGAATCGTTAAAAAAGTATGAAAACACGACACAGAATATGATACAGAAAAAAAAGGAAAGAAATGAAGCAAGAGGTAAAAAACAGAAGGCAAAAGAAAATTTAAAAACAGAAGCAAAAGCAAGAAAACAGAGTAAAGCGAAGAGAAATAAACTTGCACGTCAGAAGACTAAGGAAAGTGAAAAAGCTGAACGTCAGAAGGCTAAGGTAAATGAAAAAGCTGAACGTCAGAAGGCTAAGGATGCAGAGACTGAAAGGAAGAAAAAAAAGAAGAAAGAAATCAGAGAAGCAAAAGAAGCAATCAAACAAGCCGCTATATTGACAGCAGCCATACAAATGACATACAAATGAGTAATAAAAAAGGCTTAACCACCGCCTTCTTGGCAACACACCATCCTTGACATTCCTTCACATCACTTAACCCACTTTGATGACCAGACGCGGAGTCTTTACTCGCCAAACTCGAATACCATGTCTGAAGCCTTTTTCTTCTGATGCTTAACCATGGTTCGCGCCTTAGCATACGCTTTCTTTTGGATCACCGACTCAAGTTCCGATGCGTTGTTCAACATTGTACCTTTAGCCTCTTCATAACGCGTGCGAAGCAGTGAGGCCTTGGTCTGCAGTGACTTGATATGCTTGCGGAATGTGGTTTCACGAGACTTCGCATCATGTACCTTCCGATATAACGTGTTGATCATTCTGGTCACCGTCGCCACTTCATTTTGAGTCATCATGACACCCTGGTGAATGAGTCCCGCGCCATTGCAGAAATCGAGGTACTGTCCTTCAGAGACCTTGCCGTCCGCAAGCAGATCATCAGCATGCTTCATAATATTCTCTCCCAGTTCGCGCTTCGAAGGGTGGTTCTCGTTCTCCATCAGTGATTCGAGAACATCCATCTGACTGGCGACTGGTCGGTCGGGTTTGTCCGGTTCGATTTGCCGGGAAACTGGGGTACACATGTGTGACCATAAAATGAGACACTCTGCCTCCCCCCTAGCCCTTTGGTTCTTGTTTCTTCTCTTGAATTAAGAAAAGAAAGAAGAACCAAAGGGCTAGGGTGTCTCCCCCCTCCTGATCTCTGAAGGGTCACACATGTGTACTCCAAATCAAACCCAACCGCTCCACAACCAATCGCGCCAAATCTCATCACCACGAGCCGGCAAAATGGAGGAGCGCAACTTCCCTCCGCAGGTGTTGCTCCGCAACATCCCCGGGGGGTATGATCACTTCTACATCATGGAGACCATCTCCAGCATGATTGAGGACGGCCACTCGAAGGGGCTAGTCGACCCGATCAGGATCATTGTCCGCACCGACCATGCTTTCCTTCACTTCGACGACGTCCACGATGCTGTTCAGGCACGGAAGCACCTGAACCAGTACAAGTTTAAGCACGCCATCCTCTCTGCTCATCTTCTCGTGGACGAGGACATGGAGGTAGTGGATCAGGCCCTTCCGGAGTCTGAGATCAAGCCCCCTTCGGACAAGGATTTTGTCCCGATTCCAATGCCGCCACAGGAGAAGAAGGAGGTCAAGGAAATCAAGAAGCCCGCGGGTGAGCACAACATTCTCAACTCGATCATGAAGGGCATGGAGGGTTGTGACGACTTCCTCAATGACAATCCGGTCGAGGTGAACAAGCCTGTCGCGCACTTCTGCGTTGAGTGCGGCTGCGAGCGGCCTCACACCATCCGGGAGTGCCCTAGCCTCCGGCACAAGACGCGCAACTCCAAGTGCTCTTACTGCCTGGAGGTGGGCCACATTCTGTTCGCCAAGTACCCCGGCATCAAAGAGCTCATATGCCCGGTTGCGATCGCCAAGGGCAGCGCCTTCAAGTACTAAGGACTTTAGTACTCGAGGGGGGGAGGGTCATACAGGGGAGCGAGTGCGGTTAGCACTCCTGGTATGGGGAATAAATTGTATTAAAGACTTGTAAATGGGTAGGTGGTGTCATGTTGCGTCATAAGAAACGGCACAGAATGAAAGATGACAAATCAGATGAAGAAGAAGATGAAGAAGTCATCCTGACATCATACAAGAACAATTTATATTACAAAGGTGAAATCAGAGAACCAGAAGCGACTAAGTTTTGCATCAAACTCAAGGAACTTGCGGACATATATCATGATACTGACCAGAACATTATTTTCCATTTGACTACACAAGGTGGTGATATATTTGCTGCTCTAAGTATGTATGAAGCACTCAGACACAGTAAAATTCCAGTTCATGTTATCGCAGAATCGTGTGTTTGTTCTGCTGGAACGATAATAATGCTAGGTGCATCCAAGAGATTCATGTACACAACTTCTGTTATACTCGTGCATTCTCTCTCTTCGTGGATGGGAGGTCTACAAAAACCAAAGGAAATCAGAGAAGAACTTCAAAATTCGGAAACTCTTCTCGATATCATGAGTGAAGTTTACAAGGAGAATACAAAACTTAACAAAACGAATCTCAAAAAACTATATGATACCGACCTTTATATGAGACATGAAGAGTGCGTGAGATTGGGTTTTATAGACAAAGTCATTTAAAATTTAGCTTCCGTTTGATAATATAAAAAAATATATTGATATATTAAAAATTCATGTTATCTTATTTCATATTATTTATTGTGTTGTTAATATTATACTTAAAATTTGTCCTAAAGTATTATCGTTATAAAAATGATGTGCTTGTTATTACATATGAAACTGACCTTAAACATAAAAATCTCAAATTATTATATGATACTTTGAAAGACAATAAATATAGGTCTAAAATAATTACAGAAAGAGCATGGAAAGGGTTTGGTGGCAAAATTATTAAAATTAATGAATATCTTAAATCATTACATCCTGAACAAATTGTTGTTATTTCAGACGCTAGAGATGTTCTATCTGTAAATTTTGATCAAGAACACTTATATTCAAAATTAAGTAATTTTGACGAGATTGATTCAAAAGTAATATTTGGTACTGAAATTGGTTGCTGTGTTCGAACTCCGTTTGAACCAGGTAAATTACGATCTCGTAAAGGAGATGTTATTCATAGAACATTTGAGGAAACGGGGAAAGATTTATCTTCAGAATGGAAAAATGTCTTTCAAACGCGTGCAAAATTGAAAAATATCAATCACAGTATTTCATCAAAACCAAATATCTACATAAATGCTGGCTTATATATTGGTAAAGTTAAGAACATTATAAGTTTATATAAACTTATAAATATTGACTATAAAGAGGATGATCAATTACTTATTTCAGAATTTTTTTATCATTTTCCAGATAAATTTCATCTAGATTACAATAGAGAATTTATAAGTAATTCTCATGTATGGGATAGTTTTAATAAAAAGACAATTGAAGATGATTCTGGATGTTATTATAAAATGGATAATAACAAAATAAAAGATACGTATTTAAATTCATACCCATATTTCATTCATACACCGGGTAAACATTTTAAATGTTATGACGCTATTAGCAAAATGCTTTCAAAAAGATGCAACGGCCATGTGGTGTAGTTAGTTACGTTTCAGTACGTTTGAGTTTGACTTAAAGACAACTCCTGTGAGTTGGAGCAAAAAGAGCCCTGAGGTATGAGTCGACTCGAGGATCTTTCGATCGCAAAACTGCGCGACAGGATGTCAAAAGCAAGCATTGCCGAGATGGCAGGCATCAAGAAAGAACTTGAAACATCTTGCAAGGGTGGTAACGAGCACGTAATATTTGATGAGTCTTTGACACGTGATCTGTATGCTTATGCTGTGATCAACTTTCTCACCATGTATGACTTCATTGTATTTGGTGGGTTCGTGTCAGCTCATGTGAGCGGTAAACCATGGAACGATGTCGATCTTATGATGCCAGCCGATAACTTAGCGCAAGATCATGTTCTGAAGCTTGTCTCGTTTCTGAGACTGGCATTTGGGTTTAAACCGATGCAAATTCAGATGTACGAATGTCATACAAAGAGATACGCAAGGACATTCAGTTTGACAATCAAGGAAAATGGTGTCGTGCACTCTATAAAATTTGACATTGTTCCAAAAGTCATGTATCGCAAGATGATGTGGCTTCCAGTGACGGTTGGAAAGTGTCTTTCAATGAGTGACAATGTGATTTCATTGCGAAGTATTCCAAAAGCCGCACACATGTTGCTCCCCTGGAAAGTTGATGACATCTTGCAATTGCTACGGTGTGGCCATGATGTCGGATTGAGCTTTCCAACACCAACACATTCACGTAACGCAGCATACAGAGACTACTGGTGGAAACGAATCAGGGCTCTTCGGAAGTCGGGTTATGTCGTGGACGATTTTTTGGGATACACACCACAAGAGCCGAATCAGGGAGGGTCTTCAAGTGCTACTGCGTCAGTTTCTTGACTGATACATACACGTCCTCGCAATTGTATAGCAACAATGGAATAGTGGATTCGCAGAGGGGACAAGGCGTAACATACCACAAGCAAATGGAAAAGTGGTCACGAAATATTTACGTGTGCGAAAAAGTGGAAATAAATTAATTCCATTTTGGAGTACACGGAATGCGTGTACTCCAAAATACTTACTGAGGCGTTAATTACTGATCACGCAATGGATCTTGTCTAATTGCTCCTTGTACCGCCGGCCACCGTCAGTACCACTCGCACTCTCCTTCACCCTATCCTGGTGATCCAAAAAACGTAACCCCTCGCGCGTATCCTCGTCCGCCTCAACCTCCAACTCGCCCGAATATATTGTCTCTGACACAAGTGTCTTCACAAACCATTTTATAAAATACACAATTATAGGGTTTTCTATAGGAATTACGTTCGTAGTCTTCAATCACTACACTGGAGTGAACTTGTGACCACCACCCTCACTTAACTTAAGTACTCATCACACAGTGAATCTTGTCCAGCTGCTCCTTGTACCTCCTGCCACCATCTCCCCCATCCACGCTCGCCTTGACCCTATCCTGGTGGTCCAGAAACCGCGACCCCACCCGAGTCTCCTCATCCGCCTCCGCCTCCAAATGACCAGAATTGTCATCGTATAACTGCTCCAACACCTCTCCTTTCGCCTTGTTCTCCCACTCCTTCTCCTCACCTTCACCAGGTACCACTACCTGGTAGATCGCCCGCTTCTGATTGGGGACCCTAATATTGTTATTCACACCATCAGGCGCCCTCCGGTGCTTCAGCTTGATGAACTGCGGCACTGCATTAGCAGGGTCGGCCAGTAACGCCTGAATTTGCTCGTGTGAAATATGCTCAATCGACTCCTTACCAAACACGTTTATTTTCTGCTCCACCACGTATTTGTTAGTGGTGTTATTGGTCACCATACGGGGTTTCTTTATCAACTGTTCTATTTGTCTGTCTTTTGCTGCCAGTTGCTCTCTCATCTGCTCTTTCGTATCTGCCAATTGTTGCTTCATTTGTTGAATCAATTCATCCTTATCACACTTCACCAACTTACAACTCTTCTTATGTCGCGACCATAGATCCATCTTCATTGTGCTATAACCACATTCGCATACACGTTCCTCTTTGTACTCCTTAGCTGGCATAATATACTATGGTTATAACATATTTCTTGTCTTTAATATCTTGGCCTAACCTTGGTCGAAGGTAGACCAAGCCCATACTACCCCTGCCACATTCTCCCCCATACTACCCCTGCCAAAATACACTATAATATAACATTTTTAAAGATATCGCGAAGAAAAGAAGGGGGGGGGGGCAAGGCCCAGAGGGAAACTCAAAAACATATTTCCTCAAAAATTATTTTGGGATTTTTTTTTCGGGATTCAAAAAAATCCAAAAGTTGATCGAAAACATTTCCAAATTTTTATTCTCTAACCATCTGGTACCAGTGGGGGGTCGTCCACTTGACTACCCCTCAAATGCACTCAATTTCACACATGTGTACCCCAACAGGTGGAGAGGGGAGGTTACGGCTATGGTTTCGATTTGAGAATATGTATTAAAAGCATTATGTATTAAAAGCATATGGTGAATAGGATACAAGAATGAGTTTGAACCCTAACCCTAACCATCTACGTACTGCCAATGATTATGTTCAGTTTGCCTTGAGTTTAATGCAATCCACACCACCTCAGTATCTTGCCGCATCGTGTATCTTCAGATTCTTGCACCAAAATATATCTGAATCGGAGAAACCAAAGCTTGCAAAGTTTTTAGTGCAATGTGGGATAGCGTTACATGACGCATCTCTGATGAATTATGTTTCTCAGATACCCAACAATGACATGACTCAGCAAGCCCAGCTTGCGCACTTCATGTTGAACACTGCACTACACCAACAGCACAAAGACGGGTGTTTAACAGAAGCCGAGCACCAGCCTGCTTTCCGTTCGACCTCCTGCACTTGGGATGATGTCATTCTTGTATGTGCGGGGGGTGATAAGTTACTACAGCAATTGTACTGTAATCTGAAATCTCTTGAAGTTTTCCGATACAAAGATACATATTGGGGTGCTTTACAGGAGATTCCAATTGTTGTTGCGCATGCTGACGAAATAACTGAGACAGAAATGACAAAGTTTCGAAATACTTTTAGTAAATTGAAGCTAGAGTTCTTCAATGTTGCAGACACCACCCTGGTTCTGGAGTCTCGTTTGACGGCCTCTTCGTTGAGAGGGTTTCAAATTAAGCTTGCTGCGCTAGTGGCGATACCAGCGCATCGTGTGTTAATGATGGATGCTGATTTGCTGTGGATGAGGGATCCTCGTTACATCATAGCAAAGTGCAAGTGCTCTGGAATTCACGCTCACTTGTTCTGTGACTTCTGGCATTTTGTGGAAAGACGACACGAGAAATCTTCAAGCACATCATTCCTTTATTCTTTACATGGAATTGATTACAATATTTCTGAATTCGAATCTGGTGTTGTTTTCTTTGATCGTGAACACGCATACAAAAGTATCGCAATGCTAAGATACATGGTAATGAATTATGAATATTATTTCTCATTGACATTCGGGGACAAAGACTTATTCTATCTTGCATTGCGTTCCGCTCAAAAATCTAACGTATCAATTTCTGAAATACCAGGAATGCTTGGTTGTGTTTACAATGAGGGTCGTGAGGGACGCGATACAGATGTGTTTTACTCGCAATCAATGATTCAATCATTTGATGGGAGCCCTAGTCACATTCACACAACTCTTCATCCTGTTGGTGATGAAGGATTTGATATTCCAACCCATATATGTAATGATGGTGAAAAGATACATTTTGTGCAGAGAAATATCAATAACAAAGTAGTGGGTACAGTGGCATGTGATATGATTCACGCTTCGAATCTTGAACTTCCAAGCTTATACAATCATATTTATGTTTGTGCCCTAAGAGATAAAAACACATACTTAAAAGAATAATTTGTATTCTAATCATAATGTCTAAGAGAAAGTCCAACATCAAATCAATTGATCTTAATCCTGAAGACATTCCTGTTAATTGCAATCACATTGTAATTACTCAGAACAAAACAAAAATAGTAATCAAGACTGATAATGGTATTACCAGTTCAGTTTCTAACAAACATGATTTAATAATGAAAAAAGTAAAGCGATTCTTTGATAAGCATGAGAATTTTGAAAAATTGAAACCGATGCTTACTCAAGAATGCAATATATCTTTGCGAGTGTTGGACTGGAGTACAACTAACTGGTCAAAGAAGCATACTGTCATGCTTCAAACGTACAGAAATGGGTTCAAAGAGACGATTAACATGTTTTTAGACTACAAAGCAAACCTGAAAGCATTTTCAAAGAAAAGTTTTGATCCATTTTGTAGGAGAGAACGTATAATGCTACAGTTCGAGTGCGATCCAGAGAAAAAGACTTACATCACCACAACTGCACAGCTTAATTTCATGAAATGGGCGATAGAGAGTGGCGTGCTGGACTACTGTAAGGCCAATATAGAGTTGCTCGAAGCAGACATGGTGAAATCATTGAAAGTCAAAACTCCAAACACTGAATCGATTGCCAGGCGCGTAACAGTGAATGTAGGCGAAGTACAAATTGGATTATAATTCAGCTTAAAAGAATGCTGGAAACGACTGTTAACTCATGACAGACGTCTTACACTATCTTGAATCTTCAAATGATGATATAAATGGTGTTCACACGGGCACAAAGAAGCTTGCAGTAGGCACACTTGTAGAAATCATGGCTGGTGAAGATGAAACCTGGTTTGCTGAGATCAACGGGTACAATGGTGTAGAACCGCTGGTGACTTATATTGAAGCTGATGAAGATAACGTTTACAGTTTTCAATACGACACTTATGAAGCACCCAAAGAGTCTGTGAATCGTTTCATCCGATTGGAGAAGGGAAAGAAACGTGAAGCATGGAAGCTGTTAGGGTTTGTGTATATGGATCGCCATGAGATCATCCCCATTGAAGACATCAATAGTGACGACTCCGATGATGAGTGGTCTGCAGAAAATGAGGAGGAAGAGGAGGAAGAGGAGGAAGAGGATAGCGAGGATGGGGACAGTGAGGAAGAAGAGGAGGAGGAAGAAGAGGAGGAGGAAGAAGAGGAGGAGGAAGAAGAGGAGGAGGAGGAAGAAGAGGAGGAGGAAGAAGAGGAGGAGGAAGTTCCAGTGAATTTTTCAGTTAAAAAGAGGAAGGTTGGTGATAAGTAATCATGGAAGATTATTGCATATCTGACATACACGATAGATTGTTCTTCATCAAAGACAAAAGTCAACGTGAAAGGATCAAAAATATCTGTCTTTTTGCCACTAGCATAAAATGTCATACATTTTCAACAGTCAAAGAAAGGATAGAAGAAATTGGAGATGCTTCTATTATTGAAAATGTATCAAATGGAAATTTTGATTTGTTACTAAAAGAAATATTTTCAAAAAGGTTGTGGAGTGAAGGTATTTAATACAAGTTAAAATTTTATATGCTTTTAAGGTATTATAATAGTTTTGGTGACTTTGACCATTGGTGGTTTGATTTGTTATGCTTTTAAGTTTTCGTTTTTTCGTTTAAAGATATAATATTGATAAATGATAAATGGAAGACCTAAATGCGCATTATTCAGTGGGCGAAGCATTAACTTGGGAGCAGATGGTTCAAACAAAAAAGGAGGAGAAGGAACTGTCTTTATACAATCCTTTTGAAAATTTAACGGAGGTAAATTCTTATGTATTTGAGGACAAGCCTGTTGGTCTTCGCAGGTTTGCAGTTGTAAGCTTAGTTGGAGAAGGATTTCCTCAGAAACACGAAAGCAGCGGAAAGTGTATGATGAAAGTAAAAGTTTCGACAATCTCTCAGGAGAAAGCAACACAAATGTGTGAGCTTATTCAGGAGAAGGAAAAAAAATTCGCACTTTTTGTTGTGGAGATGTTCAAATTCATTTGTCTTCCGCCACTGGCACAAGATGTGGACTCTGAAATGAACGTTGCAATCAAACTGGAGTATACGGCTTTGAATGAAGAGAAAGAAGAGTTCAACAACAGAAAGAAGGCGATGATGGACGAAGTGAAAAGACACAATGAAATCACAAAAAAGATTGCCAATGGAGAGCTGGACGCAAGTGAGGCGCAAAGTGCGCCCATATTGCCTGAGGATATGACAAAGATAGAACCAAGCAATGAAGTTTCAGATTCCATGGAGCCAGACGCTCCATTGTGCACGGATAAATACGTAGTGATAGCATCTATAAAGACTACAAAGTATGAGAAGATGAAGGATCATCTAATAGTAAAAATATGTGGTACGTTTGAAAATGAGGCGGATGCTAACTCGCACATGAAGAGCTTGAAGAAAGACACAAAATACAAGCTTTTTGACGTGAGCGTGTGTGACATGTACGTCTGGCTGGAGATGCCTCCTCCATATGAATTGATTGAAAATGTTGTGTTTGATAGCAAAAAATTGACAGAAACTCTTGGTCAGAGGAAACAAACAATAAACATTGATTCATCGGATATGCAGATAGATAATGACGATTAAAATATTGTATTTCAGCATAATGTTTCTAAAAACAATATTTGACTTCAAGCAGACAATGAGTTCGACCATTACCCATTGCTGGTGGCATTTTCTCTAATTGGTGCAGCCACGGTTGCGTATTTTGTTTCCAAGCATCTTAAATCTAGCCCTCGGAAGTAATCAACCAAACTTTAGTCAAAGAAGATAACAGAACATTGCATATTAGAAGAACTCGTGAAAAGGAACTGGTATGATCGATATGTGGAGGCATGGAGCCAGCACTAACAAATGAAGACAACATTGCTGCGTTCACTGCTGTATAAAACGTATTATCTCTCATCAAACCAAAGTCGTCATGAATGTGATATGTATATACTGAATATATTGTTGCAAAGGACACAACAATAATTGAATGTATTATCAATCCCTTTGCTAAAAGAGATAGACTTTGTTGTTGTTTGATGATAACTTCTGAAGACTGCATTATTGTATTAACTATTTAAAAAATATTGCAAAATAAATTTTACATGGATTTCTTTGAATTTCTCAAAATATCAACCATAGGGCCACAGCACCTTCGACTCAATGAAGATGTACTAAGATTGATACATGAATTTATACAAGAACCAAAAGTACTTTTGATATGTCAACAATGTGAATGTGTATTGCTAACAGATAAAAATAATGAAATGTTCATGCACATAGAATACTTCACTCATATTGATACAGACACGCATATTTGTTATAATTGTTCTAGATTCAAAGACGTGAAAAAGTATTTTGGTGCAGAACATATGGAGGCTCGCTGAATATAGATTTAGATGATGCACCATGGCCTTGATGTTTTATAACAACCATATCAATGACTAGTGCAATAATAGTCATCACAATTCAGGTGCACCCCACATCCTATCAAATTTTCTGTCAATTGATTCTATATCAAAAAACAAAAGTATCATCTGGGTATACTTCCGTCTCATAGTTCGTGTCGTTTTTCTTGTACTTGTAGCTGTTGTCGTATGCTATTTTACAAAAACTTGTGAAACTACAAGTTTCGGAATCAAATACATGTCTTCCTGATGACTTGCATGCCTCTTGAAGAATATTATATATAGTAAGCAAATGGTCCTCGTTGTGATCGCACCATTGATCAAACGAGACCACGTGTTTGTTCACTTTTACTTTAGGAACAAGAATGGACTTCTCCTCTGCTATGTAGTCGTTCGACTTGTTAATGTACTTTGAAGATGGCATCCGGTTGTTGGATATTACCTACATGCTTTTAATAATCATCCTTTAAATAAAAATCTATGTTAAAATTATCATGACTACACCGGCACTGCCGATTATACCGAGTGCATTGAATCCAGCAAACCGTGGTAATTTAAGACTGAAGTCTATGAGTTTGCGTGAGTTGGATGACTCGCAGTCACTTAGTCTTGCTGTCGATTTCACACTGACTAACCAGCGACTACAGTTTAGCAGTAGTCTTGACAATGGAACATCAGTGAATATGTTCTCAGTTATTGGATCTACGAGTGAAATGACCACACTCTCCGTCTCTACCATTCTTGCTCAGGATATCTCGACATCGGGTAAGATATTCGTAGACGAATTGTCCGTAAATGGTGTAAATTCTGATCTTAGCGTGAGCGGTAACATATATGCACCTTACATATCTGTTCAGGTTGCCGATGTTGGTACTATGAATATTTTTGCACCAGATACACTTTCTGTTGCTGGTAATGTCGTTTTTGCGGGTGGACAGTTCCTTATCGAGGGTGCGGGTGGATTCGATGTAGAGCGTGAGTTGTCGTGTGGTGCATCAATCACGAGCAGACAAGCCATGTCAGTGGGTGGTTTTGCTGATATTGGCGGATCTTTGTCTGTAGGAGGCATTGCTGCAATTGTCAGTAACACGTCCATTGGAGGAACGCTTGCCGTAGTTTCTGATACTGAAGTAGGCGGGAATCTTTCGGTCAGTGGATCAAATACTACACTCGGTACAGATCTTTCGGTAAGTGGTGAACTTGTTGTTCGTGAGGACGCGGTATTCGACCAGACCTTATCGGTAGAGGGCAACTTGACCACTGCCAACAGACTTTCAGTGGGTAGTGCCGTTCGTTTTTCGAGCATTCTGAATGTTATGAGTATTGCAACTTTTCATGCCAGAATGTCAGTTCATGGCCCGTTCGATGTGGAGGGTACTGTGTCAATAGGAGAAGCAATCACAGCAGCGAACACTCTGTCTGTACAAGGATTGACCACCATTGGCACACTATCTGCTGGAGTGAGCACTCTGAATGTCCTTCAGGTAAGGCAAAATTTGTCAGTAGCAGGTGATTTGATTGTTGAAGGAAACACAATAACATTAAACACCTCACAGATCGATATTGAAGATCCAATTATTGAGATTGGACAAGGTGGTGAATCTCTTGCCGGGATCAAAATCGTCAAAGACACAGTTGCAGCAAACAATCAGTCCGGTATCTTCCGTGAGAAACAATCTGATGATGGAACTACACCATCTTTCTTCGCGGTCTATGAAGACTTCAATGATACCGACTCTTTGAATATCATCAAGACTGTTGGCGATTTCCGCGCGGCACAGTTGTCTACCAGTTCGGGGGCCTTCCTTGGTGGAGCCCTGTCGGTTGGTGGACGGGTTGATGTACCCAATAGTGTATACGTGAAAGAAAATCTTTCATTGAGTGGATTTGTACATGCCGAGGGGAATCTTTCAATCGGAGGTAGCGCTAACATGGATGGCTCTCTTGAAATAAATGGTGCATTGAGTGCTGGTTCAGATATTACATCAGGAGGCAATCTGTCAGTGCAGGGCATGGCGGACATTGTTGGAATCACACAGATCGCTTCGAAACTATCGGTCACTCAGTCCGTGACTTTTGCCAGTGATCTGTCAGTAGGAACTGATCTTCAGGTCGATGCAAAGATGAGATTGAAAGATACACTGTCCACGGGTGGATTCGCAGTAGTAAATGGGTCTCTCTCCGTTTCCGGGGAGCTTGTGCTTGATGATGATATTTCAGTGTCAGGAAACGGTACGGTTGGCCAGTCCTTATCTGTGTCGGATGTGGCTGTCATGACACCGTCTTCTGGAAGCAATGACTTTGTTGTGAATCTTGCAAGCACTGGATTAATCCAATTAACTTCAGACAATGCAGGAGATGCAATTCATCAGATCGAGTTTAGTGAGCCACCAATCCAAGTCACATTAAGTCAGATGGGGAAAACCAACATTGAATACAGTGTTAATGTTAATGGAACAGTGACTGCACCACCAATAACATACGATAATACAATTGAAAAGTGGGTCTTGCCACTGCAATACCGCAATGGAACAGTGAGTCCCGCGTTAGTTCCTCACTCTTTTGTGATCGAAATGCAACGTCCATATGTATCGAAAGATGCGTTCAAGATTCGTAACATGTTAACGAGTGCTTACATTCATGACACACTAGATCTGGTACCCAAGGACATATTTACTACCGATAGTGGTCATTTTATACCAACCGTTTCCGTTTCTGGTGATATTGTTGCTGGATCAGCATTGTCTGTGGGCCACGACATCCATTGTCATGGAAACACCCTATTTTCTAATACAACAAAAAAGGTAGGTATAAGAGGAAAACTATCCGTAAATGATGATGTGAATCTCAATCAACGTGTCATTATTGGTGGTCGTTCAAGCGCGTTTCTGAGTGTCGGCTCGGACATTGCAGCACGTCAATCACTGTCAGTTGGTGGAAAGACAGTCATTGCTGACGAAATGAGTGTTGGACGGTTTGCTTTTTTTGAAGACAATGTTGAGATCAAAGACTCACTTTCCGTACAGTCAGAATTAGAAGTTGGTGGTAATACTGTTCTCAACAACTCTCTCTCAGTTTCTGGACTCACTGTTCTAAATCATGACCTTTCTGTTGCTTTCAACCAGATTATCGGGGTAGACCTTTCGGTTGGCGCTCGTGTGACAGCACAAGTTTTGTCTGTCAGTGAATTCTTTGCTGCTAATCAGTCAATTGAGAGTGCAACCCTCGGAGCTATAACAAACACTGGTGAATCTGATCTTCATGGTAAGGTAGAAATTGGTTCAACCCTTTCTGTTGCATCAAGTGTCTATCATAGATCTTCTTTGTCAGTGGGAGATCGTACTGATTTTGCAGCAGATGTATTCATGGATGGCAAGTTGTCAGTAACAGACTCATCAACATTGGAAGGTGCAACACTAGTGAACAACACGCTCGATGTAAGTGGCGTTACTAAACTCGACAACACTCTTTCGGTTACTGGTGCGGCAATTTTGTCGTCAAATTTGAGCATTGGTGGCTTTGCCGAGTTGACATCAGCTCTATATGTTAGAGAGACGGCAGTCGTGAACAAACAACTCAGTGTTGGTCGTCAAATGACGGTTTCGAGACAGTTGTCTGTTGCTGACACTATTACCGGGGGCCGAAATATCTCAGTGGGTGGGCTTGTCCTTGATCGCGCCCGGAGCAAGATACGTTATTACCTACTTGGCCAGCCATCTAATGCCGGGCTAGAGATCAAAACGACATCAGCTGGTCAGGAATTTATCTTCGATTTAGCTGATGGAAGACTTTATTCCGTAGTCTCGTTTCAGCAGGGGGCTGATTTTTTCGTTAGATCGCCACAGAACGTGGCTGTCAACTGGATAGAAGTCAATGCTTCTGTTCAAGAAAGTGACTTTTTGGATATACGTGATCTGGTCACAGATACGTTTTTGCCGATTGACTTTGGTCTGCCAGGGTCGAGTCCGACCGCCCCCATTCCGCCCGGCTTGACTGCTCTCTCTGTGGGACACAACATGACGATTGGCAAAGATGGTGTGGATACTTTCTTGTCAGTAGGGAGCACTCTAGATGTCACCGGCCGTACCCAAATTGGGAATAGTCTATCTGTGTCTGGGGCGGTATATCTAGCGAACTCATTGTCAACAAATGGCGATTTAGATGTCGCGAGTGATGAGCGCGTGGGAGGAAGTCTTTCGGTAGGGGTTCTTGGAATTTTTGGTAGCACTTTGTCCGTTCAGGGCAACACAACTATTTCGAGTAAGCTGAGTGTACAGGGTGATCTTGATGTTTTTAATGAAGTAAGATTTGCGAATCACCTGAGTGTAAATGGTGATCTGGATATAAAATCGAACAGCAGGCTTCACGGATCCCTTTCTGTGCAGGGTTTAACAACAATTGATGATGATTTGAGTGTATCAGGCCACTTAGAAATTGTTGGTGGACTCACTTTTGGATCACATTTATCGACCGGTGGGAGCGCCACAATCGGTGATTATCTTTCCGTGGAGAATTTTGCAGGAATTGGAGGATATTTGGAGGTTGGTGAGCGTCTGTCTGTGGGTCAGGATTTAGCCCTTGTTGGCGCGGCTGAAATGAACTCCACGCTATCGGTAAATGGTTTCACTTTCATTGGTGACTCTCTTGAAGTAGAAAGCCATACAAGTGTCGGAGGGAACATGGAAGTCACAGGAGATGTTCGTTTTGGACTCAGTACCAACAGTACCCTGATGACAATTGCTGGACAGACAAGTGTTGGTGGCGCAATGACCATTGGCCAGAGTCTGTCTGTTGCTTCACTTGTAGCGTCACCAGCAATTGGTGAGAATAGTTTCATCCTAAACCAGCCAATCACGAGCAGTATTGGGGCAGTGAAATTGCGCATTGAGCTTTCCTACCCACACGTATTGAAGTTAATCACCAACAGTGGTGACGTAGGTCGCCCAGCTGCAGTGCAAACGGCACAGGGAACATTTGTCACTGAAGTAGACAACCCCGCCGGTGTTACAGATGGCATTGGACAGATTAGTGGATTCAAATTAGTATTATCTGAAAACGTAAATGTACCGCAACTGAGATACATGACCGAACATGAAGTTGTTCAGGTCGAATATGAACTTGGTAATGGAAACAATACAGTGTTACACAATAATGTAGATACACCCGGCCTGACTGGGGGTCAGAGAGCCCCAACACTCAGTGTGGGTGGAAGATTCGTTCTGTTAGAGGATCTTTCTGTTGGATTTGACGCTACTGTCTCTGGAATGTTATCCGTAAATACTTTTATGGTTGCAGACACTCTCTCCGTGTCGAATACAATAACCACCTCCATTTCAACAAACTCAATGTTTGTTGCTACCTCCTACTTAGACGATATTATTTCACAAACGATATCCGTTCAAAACGCGTTCATAGATTTAGTACACGTAAAGGAACATCTTTCAATTGGTTCAGATGCACTTTTCACTCAAGATATTCTTGTCACAGGTCAGAATCTCACACTTGAAAATAACCTCTCGCTTGGAGGAGACGCTCAAATGAATCTTATTTCTGTTGCAAATCTTCACGTCAATATGCTCTCTGTCAGTGATGCATATGTATCAGAACTATCCGTTCATACTCTTTTCGTTCAACAGGTAAGTACGACAGATCCTGATGAATCTTTCGATTTCCAGGATGACGCACATTTTCAGGGTGATCTGACTATTGAAGGAAAACTTTTTGTGAAAGACATCATCTACACTGGTCCTGGTGGTGCATTTACCATTGAAAATGTTGCAGGTTTGACTGTTTCCGGTAACATCAGTACTGCAAGTTTGTTTTTAGATCTGACGAATCCACCCGCAACCTCCTCCGACCCCGGAACGGCTGGTATCTTTACAGTGGACACACAATACCTTTATGTTTGTATTGCAGACAACACATGGAGACGCGTCACTATGTCAGCATTCTAAGTCATCACCCACCGACACCGGCACACACAAACCACTTCAAAACGCATAGTCTAACATCATATCACACCCTCCTCCGTCAATAATCTCTCCCTCACTGCTCTCCTTCTACCACCAAGTGATAGAATCATTTGGTGGTGGAAGCACGTCAGCACGAAGCAAACGGAAGCAACTCGGCCTGCTGGTGGCACATGTAGCATCCCCTTTTCTTCACCTCCTTCTTGTCGTAATCAGGGGCGCACTCCTGGCAGACCACGACATGCTTGCAAGGAGTGAACGCGTGTGTCGGCACGTTGTTCAGGCAGACGACACACGTCTCCTCGAAGAACCAGGAGACCTTCTTCGGCATGATTTGCTCGTGCAACGATTCGACCGCTGTCTTGACGAGAGATTCGACCGTCTTGACGAGAGAGGCCCAGTCCGAAAGAGGGATAGGCGCCAGCTCGAGAATCGTGGGGGGTGGCAGTGGCGGCGGCGGAAGTGCCAGCAGAAGGGGGCTCCCAAGGAGCTTGGGAAGAATCGGCTGGTAGGCGTGAGTCGGAGGCGGTCCGGGCGGAAGTGGCGGAATCACTCCATACTGAGCCGGGAGAATAGGAGAAGGCATGGCCTTGGCGACGGGGAGGTAAATCTGAGGCAGCGATGGCAACATGAGCTTTTTGCGCAAGTCCAGCTTGCCATGGGCGTACAAGCACTTCTCTCCGTAGCGGCACTGTCCAGTGTTCATCCACGACTTACACTCCATGGTCTTGTAGGTGTCCGGCTTGAAGTAGCGGTTGTTGAGAACACACGCGGGCGGCTCCATGATCGAGGGATGCGGTCGAGTTTGAGTTGAGTTGGTGTGTATCTCGTCACCACAAGGGAGCGAACACGTGACCGTACACACCATGAAAGCGTAGCACCCCCGAGGGGGGGGGGGGG